CATCTCAGATCCCAGAACCTTAAATGTCTGATTGATGTCACGAAGTGCACTTTTAAATTCCTTCTCGCCCTCAACACCAATTTTGAGCCCAAAGTTATCTGCCAAAATCACCGCCTCCTTCCTAAAATGGACATAAAAAATACCCGGATTTCTCCGAGTATAAAAAACTCCTACTTTTTTTAGGTACTACACTTTATTACAATCGTTTGCTATATAATAAGCAAGTAAGCGCAACTGTTTTCCCTTGTAACTCCATTTTGATTTCTTTTTCTTCAGACCTTTCAAATCCTTTATGTTCGTAAAATTGGTAAGTACAATTATCATCCGTGTATAAATAAATCAGTTTACCTTTTTCTCGTCTGCTTAATTCTTCAAGCAGTTGTGTTCCAATCCCTTTACCATGGATGGTTGGGTCTGCTGCAAGAAAGCAAATCTCCCCATCGGGAATAGTTCTACTTACGTAATTATTAAACATCGTCTTGTTTGCTTCATCATATATATCTGGTCCACCTTTAACCACAACCGCCATGATCGCCTTGAACATTTTCACATAGAGTTTTCTCCAAAAAGAAGAATACTGCTTCGGTTCATTTTTCATATCTGCCATAAGAATGCCAACAAGTTGATCTCCCATATATGCCGCAAGCACCTGTGATGCACGTTCCAATTCCAAATATAGAGAATATCTACCGTATAGGCGAAGTGCCAGTGGGTTATCAACATATCTGTTAAAATTCATTCCTTTGATAGCAAAGTCGATAACTTTACCAAAATCTTTTCTTTGTAATTGTTTGATTTTTACTTCCATGTATCACACCTCACTATCACTTATTTCTGCTATTTCATTTTTAATAATTCCACTAAGTTTTTCTGCTGTTTCAATAAGAAATGAACAGGTATCTTCTCCCAATGAAGAGAGCACCTTTTCCTCAAATCGATCGGTTTCTTCGAAAATCTTAGAAAAAAAACCTCTTCCTGCCTCAGTAAAAACAACAAATTTTTCTTTCTTGTTACTCCCAGCTACGAGGGTGACGTATTGTTGTTTAATAAAATCAGATAAAATGCTATGAACAGTAGACTTCGGAAGATGTAACGTGTCACATATCTGTTTTTGTGTAATGTTTTTAGATTCCTCTAACAAATACAGCATCATTAAAGAGTTAAAAGTCAACCCATGTTTTTTTGCAATCTTCGCATAAGCTGAATCAATATTATTGAGCGCCTTATTTAATCGCGACATAGTCTCTTTATAATTCATTTGATAACCTCCTTGATTTTAGTGCGATTTCGGACTATATTTAGTATAGTACGATTTCGCACCATTGTCAAGGAGGTTCTAGTCAAATTCCATAGGGAATAACATCATCTATGGAAATCTCCCTTTTTTGCTTGCTCAGTCCAAGGAACTGTTTGTGGCATTCCCATAAATCCATCAAAAGCCCAAGAGGTGTAAGCCATGTTTCCTCTTCAGTACGATTTAAATGGACTGTTCCGTAATATAAAAGCCGGGTAAAGAGCTCCTCCTCATTTACCCGGTTTGTGCGTTTTTTGAGTCATCTTCCGATGCAATATTTCGTTTCGTTCCTTTAAACATCGCTTCCATCAATGCGTTTTTATATGTGGCAAGCTCCAAAGGTGAAGTGAGAAGTTCAATCTCTTCTTGCGTGAGAAGATTCTTCTTATCATTCGGATTTCGCAGGTTATAAATAAGCAAACTTTGATTGGCCATTAATGTAATCAGCCACACAATCTCGTCTAATGCCATCTCGAAGTTTTCCGATTTCATGAGCTTTTCACCCAGGTTTTCAAGCCCACCATATCTTCCTGCAATTTCTTTTGTTGCCTTAGTCGTTAAAATAAGTTCATACTCTTGACCACTGATAGTAATCTTTGCGCTGCGTTCGTTATCCATGGAACATCCTCCTATTCTTCAGTGCCACCGGATGCGGCAAATGTAGGTTCATATACTTCGTTGTACCATCCGGTAATAATTGATTGTGTGACTCCTTCATCACCCTCGTTAACTTCTGCTTTCCAAGGATGCCTGCCCTGACCATCCAATTTGTTCCTGCGTAGCACTGTCCCTTCAATGGTTGGAGTTGAGAAGGTAATGCTATCGCCTTTGGTTGCCAGATTAGTTGCAGGGATACCAAATTTGACACGATACAACCAAAAATAACGATACTTTCCGTTTGCTTTTTTAGCCCTAAAGCCTACCGCAACAGGGTCACCACCATCTTCACTGGTTGAAATGAGCACATGATTGTCATCAATAGTTGCTCCTGTGAGATCTCCTGCGGCATTCACACCAATATCATCAATGCCAAGCGCTAATGTGCCACTTCTGAACTCTTTAATGATTTCAGCCGCACCATCATCGGCATAAAGCGTTGCCTCAGCAAGTTCCACCGACAGTTCTGCACTGATGGCTTTTGCCAAGGGCACAGGGGTTTCATAAGTCTCATCACCGCTTGCATCCTCGGTGATTTTTGCATAATAAAGTCTATCAAGACCAATTGTTGCCATGTTTTATTCCTCCATTTCTAATTTAAATTCATAGGGTTTTGCCACATCAATGGCATAGTGGTGATAGCCGGTATCATCTTCATGCCCGATATACCTGCGGTCTGTTATTGTAAAATCCGCACCCAAAAGAGTGCGGACTAGATTATTTTTAATGCCAATATAGTTTCCTTTTACAAATAGGGAAAGTCTAACTTCCTGCACTTCATATTCAGGCTTGTTATCAGCATGAACCTCAAACAAATCTACAAGAGGCGTGATTACAAGATAAATATCAGGAGGCACACCGGAAAACACACCTGTCTCTACCGGAATGCTACACATGTCTGCTATGAGATTTAATTCTTTTAAGATGCTCATATTTTATCCACCTCTTCATCAAATCGCTGTTTCATTGCTTCTATACAGGCTTTTCTTGAAGTTCTTCTTGCAGGCTTTAAAAATGGTTTTGGTGGTTGACCGGATTTCCCATACTCTATGATATTGGCTATCTTGGCATTGCTTTCACCATTTCTTTTTGGTTCTTTAAAACCTACTTTTACATTAAAGTTACCGTTTCGATCTAGCTTAGCAGGGGAGACACCAAGGGAATTGACTAGTTCACCCGTAGACCGGCTTTTTTCTTTTGTTCCACTTCCAATAGTCCCTTGTAAATTTGACTTTACTCTTTCTAGAACTACTTCCCCTCCTGATTCCAGCACCTTTGGTATAATTTCATCTGTCTTATCACCCAGCTTTGAAAGTTTTAGAAGAAAATCCTCCGGCATTTTAACATCTGCTTTAGCCACTTGATGCCACCACCTTTTTCGCCAAAACTTCAATATACATACCTTTTCCTTTTACATCCTCCACACTTGTGATTTCGTATCGTCCATCACTGCACGCAATGGTCATCTTAGTAGACACCGAAATATCAGGTATCTTGCGAAAGCAAAACAGTGCGGTGGCTTCAGAGAAGGTTGCTCTATTAGCCCATTTTTCATTCCCGTGACGGTCTTCCTTATAGGCACGAACAGATGCAACAATGATATCCGTGGGTTTGCTAAAACCCTCACTGTCTTTCATTGTTTCAACAGAAATAATATCTATAAAGGTATTCATTTTTCCAAAGCTCATAGGCTACACCTTCCAATCCCGATCAAGCCTGAGCAGTAAATTCACCGTATTCCAAACCTGCTGACCTGCCTGCACATTGTCAGCAAAAAAGCCACCCGTACTGCCATCCCGACTTTCATAGAAGTGGGATGACAGCATGATGATGGCTTGCTCCGTAGTTGGCGGCATTGCATTTTCGCTATAATGACCTTCCGGCAGATGCTGGTAACTCTCGGCATAGGAGGTTGCAGTGGTGATGTATGTCTGAAGAAGTTCATCATCACGATCATGCTCAAGAATTAGATTTGCCTTTACCTTTTCAAACAGTGTCATCACCGTCACCTTCCTTTCTCTACGGAGTATCCTCTACCATTATTCCAGTGGCTTTTAACTTGGTAAGAAGGGCATTAAAGTCCGTTACCAAGTCCTCTACAGTGGCCGCAGTACTTGCCGGTTGATTCTCAAGAACAGGGAGGCCGGTTACTTTGGCCCCCTCTTCTATGACAAGCTCACCACCGATTACGGTCTTTTCTCCACCTTGCTTGGTATAATTCTTCGTGTTATAACTCATCATTTGCACCTCCCATTAAGCCTTTTGCTCTAGGATTTTAACAGCTTCAGGAAGGATCAATTTACCGTCCACACGTTGGCTTGCAAGGAAACCAACTTGACCAGTGGTTGCAAATAGCTCATTTAAACGCTTGAAAGAACGTCCTTGTCTGTCAGCAATCCAGTAGTAACCAAAGTCACCGAATGCGATGGTCTTTGCCCCAGCCTCAATAATTGGAGCATAGGCTGAAGTATATACTGGACGGTTTAGCAATGTATCTGGAGTACCCGCAGTCAGCGAAGGCTGCCATAGATATTGGCCCTGTCCGTCTTTAAGTTTTCGGATTGCTTTCACCGTTGCATCATTCATTAAGAACACTGCATTTTTTCTGTATGGTGCTTTTAACGAGTAGACAAGATCGATAATCTCATCTGCTGTAATTGCTGTAGCCGAGCCTGCAGTAATCCCAAGCTGTGCTCCCCCAGTAGCATTGAAAATACCTGTAGGCTTTCCATCAGCATCTCCAACAAGAAATGCTTCCTCTTCCTTTGCTCCAATTCTTCGAGCAAACTCAGTGGAAATATAGCTTTCTAGATTAAATACACTATCGTTTAAGAGCTCATCAGAGACTTTGATCATCGTACCCAACTTATATGCACCAATGGAAGTCTGACCAAATACTGAATCACTCTCATCAAATTCCTCGCCTTCATCAAGCCAAGCCGCAGTTCCTTTGGTCACTACAACAGGAATTTTTCTATCACCACTTGAAGTCTGAATAATCTTTGCCAGCTTACGGAACACATTTTCTTCCTCAAGGGTTTGAATTAGGGTACGTTCAAATTCATCTGGAACAAGATATCCACCCTCAGAATCAGTTCCTACAGAGAGGGAATTGAGTACATCATGTCTAGGATTTTTGCTTCGCATGACATTCCAGAATGACTTCTTGTAATCATCACTAGCTCTTCCAGTCTTTGTTTCCATCCCTGGAATATTTGGTTTTCCAGTAAGAGGCATATTCACAGGTTTGTTAAGTTCTGCTTCAAGTGCCTCTTGGCGTTCCAGTCTTGCGATTTCCTTTCCAAGATTAACAATGTCCTCTTCCATTCTGTCGTAGGTTACCGCATCCTCCGCAGAAACAAGCCCGTCACTGCCACGTTTTGAATCAAGAAATGCCTTCGCTGACTCCCATGCTTTTGCGCGTTTTTCACGCAGCTCAAGAATTTTACTCATTTTGATTTCCTCCTAATATTTTAATAAATTAAGCCGCTCATAAAGCGGGTCGGTTGACTGTTTTACAACTGGCTTTTTAAGCTTATCCATTAATGAATTGGTCACCGCTCTTCTGCTAAATACAAAGCTATCTTGTACAGTACTTTCTCCAGTCCTAAACATGATGTCATCAGCAAAACCAAGCTCTACTGCTTTATTGGCATTAAGCCATGTTTCTGCATCCATCAGATGGGATAGTCTTGTTCTGGATAAACCAGTTTTCAGTTCATAAGCATTGATGATACTTTCCTTTACTTCATCTAGCATTTGCACTGCCTTTTGCATCTCATCACTATCACCTATTGCTATGGTGAAGGGGTTATGGACCATCATCAGTGAGGTAGGTGACATCAAGACTTCTGTTCCTGCCATTGCAATGACTGATGCGGCTGATGCTGCAATACCGTCAATCTTTACAGTGACATTGCCTTTGTAATCCATCAGCATGTTGTAAATCTGTGATGCTGCGATACAATCGCCACCGGGTGAATTGATCCAAACAACAATGTCTCCTTCGCCACTCATAAGCTCTTCTTTAAAAGCTACCGGAGTAACATCGTCTTCAAACCAACTTTCCTCTGCAATTGCACCGTTAAGGTAGAGGGTTCGTGTCTGTGTATCTGAATCACGCACCCAGTTCCAAAACTTTTTCATTTGGCTTTTTCCTCCAATCCTTCTTTATTTGCAAATATGCCCGCGTCCGCGAGTTTGGTCATATTGCCGTTAATTAGGTATAAATCTCCTCCAAGCTCCGCTGGAATTCGGTCTAGGTTCTCAAGCTCCCTAATATCATTGGCGCTCATCCATCCGTTTTGTCTGGCGGTTGCATAGCCGCTCATTCGAGAAACATAATCTCCACGAAGTAGACCATCTACGTTAAACTTGGAAAAATACTGTTTCTTTTCATCTGATCTTAAAAGTGCCCTGCTTATGGCCTGTTCCCACCGAATCACCCAAGGGTCCAAAGTGTATTTCACAAACTCCAGTGATTGTTGTTCAATATTAGAAAAACTCGACTTTTCCAAGTCTCCAACCATATGTGGAGGTACTCGGAAAATTCGAGCGATTTCATTGATTTGAAATTTCCTTGTTTCTAAAAACTGAGCTTGTTCCGGCGAGATACCAATTGGCTGATACTTCATGCCTTCTTCAAGTACTGCCACACGATGAGAGTTGCTACTCCCTTGATAGGCTGCATTCCAACTTTCCCTTACTTTCTGAGGGTCTTTAATGGTGCCAGGATGCTCAAGTACCCCTCCTGGTGCTGCCCCATTAGCAAAGAACTTAGCTCCATATTCCTCACATGCTATTGCCATCCCTATAGCATTCTTAGCCATAGCAATCGGTGAGTAACCCACAAGACCATCAAAGCCTAAACCCGGAATATGAAGTACATCGCTTGGTCTTAATGTAACCGCCACACCGTTCATCGTTGGTGCATCATCGGAATACCTGGTGTAAGAATAATAGAGATTTCCACTGGAATCTCTATCCACAGACATTCGATTTGGCATTAGTGGATACAGTGCTATGACTTCACCTTTGCCGTTTCGAATAATCTGAGCATAGGCATTGCCCCATAATAAAAGATGAGTCATCATCGTCTCGCGGAAAACGAAAGAACTCATCTCTGGATTTGGCTCATCATGTAATAAAAAATATAGCGGATGAGAAAGTGCTTTCTCCTTACCGCCGCTATCGGTAAATTTGTATAGATGAAGGGGAAGCCCTGCCACAGCCTCTGCTAATATCCTCACGCAGGAATACACTGCAGTCATTTGCATGGCTGTATGCTCATTAACAGGCTTACCGCTTGTCGAGCCGCCAAAAAGGAAACTATAGTTGCTCCCTGCAGTTCGATTTTGTGGTTTGTCACGTGCTTTAAAAATATTTGAAAATAGGCCCATCTGCATCACTCTCCTCTCCTAAAACACAAGTAATCCTCGACCGTCATAAACCGAAGCACTCGTATCATTGCCACACCGAATTGCTCTATCTAAAGCCATAATAGTGGCAACAGCGCCATCTATTTTTTCTGTTGACTTCTCTTTATCTGGTTTAATGTTGCCCGCCGGATCAGTACGAATAAAAATATTATCCATCATCCATCTAAGAACAGGATGTCCACCATGTGCGACCTTTTCCTCCAAGGTTAGTTTCATAAGTTCCTTGGTTGGTGGACTCATATCTTTAAATCCCTGTCCAAATGGAACAACGGTAAATCCCATGCCTTCAAGGTTTTGTACCATCTGGACTGCACCCCAGCGGTCAAAGGCAATTTCTCGAATGTTGTACTTCTCACCAAGACTTTCAATAAACTTCTCAATGAAACCATAATGCACCACATTGCCTTCTGTAGTCTTAAGATGTTCTTGCTTTTCCCATACATCGTAGGGGACATGGTCACGATTGACTCTGAGGTTAAGGGTTTCTTCCGGTAACCAAAAATAGGGAAGAACAATATATTTATCCTCCTCATCTTCTGGTGGAAACACGAGTACAAAGGCTGTTATATCTATGGAACTTGAAAGGTCTAGACCGCCATAGCAAACTCTTCCAAATAAGTCTTCTTCATTTACGGCAAAAGCACATTTATCCCACTTATCCATTGGCATCCATCTAACTGCTTGTTTGACCCATTGATTAAGTCTTAACTGCCTAAATGTATTCTCTTCTGCAGGATTTTGCTTTGCAGATTCACAAGCGGCTTTTACCTTGTCGATTCCCACGGTAATCCCTAGGCTTGGATTTGCTTTTTTCCATACTTTTGGATCAGTCCAATCATCAGATTCGTCTGCTCCATAAATAACTGGATAAAATGTAGGGTCAACCTTTCGCCCTTCCAAGAGGTCTTTCGCTTTTTGATGTGTCTCATAGCAGATAGATTTGGTGTCTGACCCTGCAGTGGTAATAAGAAAATACAGCGGTTGGGTTCTTGCATCACCAGAACCCTTGGTCATAACATCAAAGAGTTTTCTATTGGGCTGGGTATGAAGTTCATCAAAAACAACACCGTGTATATTAAAACCATGTTTTGAATAGGCTTCAGCTGAAAGCACTTGATAAAAACTATTTGTCGGCTGAAAAACAATACGCTTTGTTGCCGACAGGATCTTAACTCGTTTACTAAGTGCCGGACTCATACGCACCATATCAGCTGCAACTTCAAATACTATCGATGCTTGCTGACGATCTGCAGCACAACCATAAACCTCCGCTCTTTCTTCACCATCACCACAACAAAGAAGTAGGGCAACAGCAGCCGCAAGTTCTGATTTCCCCATCTTCTTCGGTATCTCAATATAGATCGGTACCAGGAAGAATTGTCACATTTCCCACAAATACCGGCCTTTAAGGCCACTGGGATCGTGATTTGACGATTTCAGGTACCAGGTAGGACTTCCACAAAATCCACAAACCCAAATGGACAGCTCGATTTGTAGACACTTTCTTAATGACTGCAACCATACTAGTTTACAACTCCAGGATGTTTTACCCTGATTTTAATTATTTCAGAATGCTTATCAATAATCAGTTTCCAACCTACCGCTGCTTCAGCACCACTAATACCTCAATTCCTCGTTCAGGTAAAATTCAAGGTCCAGGTAAATATCCTCAAGCTTTGTACGTGCCCAAAGGTTCTTGCGTAGGAACTTCAAGCTGGATTTGATGCTGGGGTCGTTATAGAAGCATTGTAGTTGCACCATATCGTACAGCCCTTTCCAGCCGTAGTAATCGACCAGACGGATAAGCAGATTCTCCAGTGTTATGCCATGCAGGGGGTTGTTCACTTGTGTAGTTGAATTGGTCATGTCTGTGAAAGTATCTCCTTCACACGCCCTACTTCACCACTCTCAAGACGGACCTTGATACCGTGCGGATGCATACGAGAGTTAGTCAGGATGTCCTTGACCACCCCTTTGGTGGTAGCACCAGTTGCTTGGTCCTGCTTGAGGACAATAAGCACTTCCAGGCCAGCATGTATATCAGCTCTTATCTTGCCATCCATATCGATCTCTCCCACACCCCTCACTCTACAGTAGAACGTAATATTGTTGAAGAGCAATCCGCATCAGATTTGTGCAGGTACCAAACAGCCAGCATCCCAGTGATATTCGCAATAGTTCACACCTTTGTGAGTGATAGCTTGTACTATGGAGACACTTTCTCACTCTGCCTTGAATACCTCTTGGATATCCATGTCAGAAGAGAGCATCACCAGGTCAGCCTTGTATCCGGGTTTGATCTTGCCTCGATCTGTTTGAGAAAGCACCCGTAAGGGATTCTCGGACGCTACCTGAAAGAAGGATTGCTTGTCCAATAAGCTTTTGTGAACAAGGTTTCTTGCTGATTCGCTGATCAGCATAGCAGAGCCTATCAGTATGTCATTATCACGGTAATAACAGGCTTTTCCATTCGAATAGATATGCTTACCCAAATAAGTGCCTTCACCGGCACCCATGCCCGCCAAACTCATGGCATCAGAAATCAGACAAAGCCTTTGTGTACCAAGTGAATTGATCGTCAAGTCAATCACTGATGGATGTACATGCACTTCGTCACAAACGAGTTCATACGTTGCATGACTGTATTCACGGACAAACGGCATGGCTGCCAAGCCTGGACGTTTATGATCTATACCACTCATTGCATTGAAGAGGTGGGTAAGATGATTCTTATCCCTAGGTTTCAAGGCATCCAAGGGACAGCCACTATGGCCATAGGCCACAACAATGTTGTTCTGTTCCAAGATACTCGTGAGCTCTTCACTGCCTTGCAGTTCAGGAGCAATGGTCATGGAGGTGACAAGAGGCCTCTTTCCATACTTGATAGAAAGAATCCTCTCCAGATACTCCCTGTCAAAGGCCCTGATACCTGAAGGTAGAATGCCCCCCTTTTTTTCAGGTGCGATAAATGGGCCTTCTACATAGACCCCAAGCAGATAGGATGAGAGGAAAGCACTTTCCTCCATTGCTTTTTTGATCTGGCCCAAGAGATCCAAATCCATGACAACTGCAAGCTGGAAACTCGTAATCCCTTTCCCTGCAAGAAACAGGGCCATGCCTTCAAGGTTTTCCTGTATATTGCCCCTGGTTGAATCAAAGCCACCACAGCCATGGATGTGCATATCGACCAGACCTGGTCCCACAAGATTGCCCTTGGCATCAATCTGCTCGAGATGCTGAACCCTCTTTTGATCATGCTTGCCAACATACGTGATAATCCCCTGCTCCACCACAATGGTGGCATCAGGCAGCAGGGCTCCATCCGTATAGGCCAAGGCATGGGTTATTGCATAATCACTTTCATAATGAACCATTTGCTACTGCTCCAAATCATAGATTTCTTGGTGCTCATCACATACCTGGAGATTCAACTTCCTGCTTTTCAAATCCTTCAATCCTAGAGATACAGGCACAGGAGAATCACCTTACATAAGAGTAAAATTTATCACATCCTGTGATTAAATGAGAAGTTGAGGACCTGTACTAACTGTCTCGAATATGAAAAACTCCTACTCATACCGCAAATGAATTATTCCAGCAGAGAGAAAGTTATGATCTAATGGGATGAAGGAATGAGGAGTTGCTACATAGACGCCATGCTTTATGAACCAAATCAAAATAAATCACTATGTGTTCCAGTCCTTATCAGTTTCAGGATAAGTGTATCCTGTACTATCTTATAAACAAACAAGCAATCCGGTTGGATGTGACATTCTCTCATCCCCTTATATATTTTGGATGACGAGAGGATGATCATGAAATGATGGTGGTAGTGGGAAGTTTGAGAAATGAGAAGGACTGCGAAACCTAGTAATTCGAATTTCCAAGTTCATTCTAAACATTACCCCACCGACCTTAAGAGGAATTTCATCAGCCAGAAGCACTCATGCACTGATAATTGTCTTGTTGTTCCAGCTGTGGAAACAATACCAATATAATGTTCATCCTATAGGAATATTTTGATTATTTTGTTCCTGACTCAGGAACATATCGCTTCTATTCTATATATACCATGACTGTAAAAAGAATTGCTGAAC